CGGCTGATGAAGGATCGTCAACCGTCTAAGGTATGTGAAGCAACAGGTTTATCGCGGCATACTTACTACCGTGTTCGGGATGGCGTAGGCAATGTCACCTACGATACGGTAAAAGTCTTGTCTGATTATTTTATGGATGTAGAATAGGAAAAGACCCGCGCCTACCAAAGCAACGGGCCTTCAACCGATAACAAGTGAAAGGAGTATCTTTCGTGTCCCACTATATGACAGCATTAGCAATGAAGCAACAGGGTTTGAAGCCTGCAACAAAGATTGTGTTGTATTGGCTTGCAGATCATCACAATGGCGAAACAGGTCTGTGCTTTCCAAGCCTGAACAGATTGGCGTTATTAACAGAGATGGATAAATCTACAGTAGTCCGTCACATAGATACCTTGGCTACTCTTGGCCTCGTAGAGCGTGTTCGTAGCAACAGAGAAGACGGTGGATACAGCAGTACACACTATGTACTAAAAATTGGTACACCCTTGTCGCAAAATACAACAAGCCCTTGTAGTAAAAACGCACCCACCCTTGTTGCAAAATGCAACACTAACCTTGGAAGTAATAACCTTGGAAATAATAACCATACATCATCAAAGGATGATGAGGTGAATTATTACTTTGATCAATTATGGGAAATGTACCCACGCAAGGTAGGGAAAGGGCAGGCTAGAAAAGCATATGTAACAGCTTCTAAGAAGATAGACTTCTTTGATCTATTGCCTAAACTGGAAGCATACGTTGCAACACTAGACGGTAAAGACAAACAATACATGCCTCACCTAGCTACTTGGCTAAATGGTGAGCGCTGGGCAGATGAGGTATAATGCTATGAAAGATAAGTATGAAAATCTAAGAAAATTACAAAATCAAAGATACATGATTGATCAAGCGGGTAATAAATATGATGGAAAGCATTATTGGCTTGTAAATTATACCCGCTCTATAAAGGGTCGTTACCCTTATGATTTGCATGACAGTGTGATGACTTTTCCTACGAAAGAGTTGTGTGTAGATTGGTTATTAGAACAGATAAGCGGTGGTGATGAGATAGTTTGGTTTCAGATTATAGAAGCCAAGCAGTCAATTCAAAAGTTTGTTAATGTAGATCACAGAAGCAAAGAAATAAGAAACGATATGCGTAAGATGTATGATTACGACAAAGATCGGGCGATGATAAATCTTACAAAAGAAATAGATGACTATATTGATGATGATATAATCCATGAGTTATGGTTAAATCAGGGAATGCGTTTAGGGCCAAACGGGGAGATGATCTATGAACTATGATATGAGAATGCAGCTAATCCGTAATGAGCTAATGAACATTCTTGGCACTTACGCTATTCCAAAGCACCTAGAAGATGAGAAACGTGCGCAGGCAGAGGTAGAGGGTATCTGTCGCTTGATTAACCAGAAGTTCCCTAATGACACGGCAGAGGATCACATTCGTGGCACAATGGATCGTGCAATGCTGAAACTAAAAGAGGCACACAAGTCTCGCTCTTGGCCTACATCAGCAGAAATCAGCGCGGCAGTTTCCAAGTCTATGTCATCTGCATCCACACGCTCAGTAAGCAGCGGCCCGTGGAAGCCAGACACATTACAGATAAACGCAAAGCGTATCATTGCAGGTGAGCCAGTAGGTGAGATGTATATACGCGGTAAGTTGGCAGACAAGATGGTAGAAATGGGACTGATCTCAGAGGCACACTTACAGCCGTATTTAGAATACTTGTCAGCTAACAGCATACCTGATAGGGTTGAGATGCCTATTATCTCATAGGTTTGCCTCACTTAAACTGCCCCCTCGCGTGATCGCTCCGCAGGGGGTATTTTTTTGCCTAGAATTGTGTTAACTTCTCAGCAAGAGCCAACCTCTCTCCCTCCCTGTTGGTTTCGTGTAGCTCCATACACTGGCTCTCCTCACTGGCCCTCTGAGCGCGGTCACGTTCAGGGGGTCTTTCATTTCTTAGAAAAATGCACTAATATACACAACATATAGACGCACCCACTATGGACGGTACTATGAGTACGAAACAAGAACATGCAAGCAGAGTGCTTACTGGCGGTTCTCGCAAGGGAAAGCCAAACAAAGTAAACAGACTTCTCAAAGATGCCATACTTGATGCGGCCCATCGTGCAGGTCAGCATATCGTAGATGAAAGATACGCAGGTAGGAAAGACGTAGACCCTCGCTTTATAGAAGCAGCTAAGAAAGAGGGCATGACTGAATACCTACAGTTCCAAGCAGAACAAAACCCTACAGCCTTTATGTCCCTGATGGGCAAGGTGCTACCAATGCAGGTCAAAGCAGAAGTAGAGGGTGAAGTGCAGCATGTGGTTAGGCTCAAATGGCGCGAGTGATAGAAGTAGATCAAGAGATAGACTACAAACCACGCGATCAGATCAGAGCATTCCATAACAGAAAAGAACGCTTTGCAATCATCGTAGCACACAGACGCTTTGGCAAAACCGTAGCAGCTATCAACGATCTTATACGCTCTTGCTTTGAAATAGATCGCCCGAATGTACGGGTAGCCTATATTGCTCCATACCTTTCCCAAGCCAAAGCAGTTGCGTGGGATTATGCATTGGAGTTCACCAGAGATATTCCAGAGATAAAAGTAAACCACAGTGAATTGCGCATAGACTTCCTGAATGGTGCGCGGTTCAGATTGTTTGGTGCTGATAACTACAACGCAATGCGTGGTCTGTACTTTGATGCAGTGGTACTTGACGAGATGGCAGATTTCCCTGCGTCAGCTTGGTCAAATGTTATCCGTCCCGCATTGGCAGATAGGCGCGGCTCTGCTACCTTTATCTCAACGCCTAAAGGAAAGAACGAGTTTTGGGAACTGTGGCATGAAGCGCAAGACGATCCTAACTGGTTCACCGCAATGCTCAAAGCATCAGATACGTCAATCTTGGATCAAGAAGAACTTGATGAAGCAAGACGTACAATGGGCGATGACCGCTACGAGCAAGAATTTGAGTGCAGCTTTGAAGCGGCAATCCAAGGGGCTTTTTACGCAAAAGAAATGAAAGAGGCCACAGAGGACGGGCGCATTACCCGTGTGCCGTATGATCGCGCTGCATCTGTCATCACTGCATGGGACTTAGGCATAGGCGACAGTACAGCAATATGGTTTGCTCAGTTCGTAGGCCAAGAAATCAGGATTATAGACTATTACGAAAACAGCGGAGTAGGATTAGATCACTATGCAAAAGTTCTCTTGGACAAAGAATATCACTACGAGCAACACATTCTGCCGCATGATGTCCAAGTCAAGGAACTGGGAACAGGGAAAAGCAGGCTTGAAACGCTTGACGCGCTGGGGATACGGAACATTGAGATTGCGCCGAAACTAGCGGTAGAGGATGGCATACAGGCTGCGCGTAGCATGATCCCTAAGTGTTGGTTTGATGCTGATAACTGCACCAGAGGCATAGAGGCGCTACGACAGTATCGCAGAGACTTTGACGAAAAGCTGAAGACTTGGCGGGGTAGACCGCTACACGATTGGACATCACATGGCGCAGATGCGTTTAGGTATCTCGCGGTGGGTTATCGCAGGGAAAGCGATTGGGGTGAGCCAATCAGAAGGAATTTGCGCGGCATAGCCTAGTGTGATAAGGTGCAGCTAACATAGGAGTTGCTCATGCCCGATGATAAAGACAAAAAGAAAAAGTCTGGTGGATTACTGAACGATCTAGCAATGGGTCTTGGTCTAAAGGATCGTGATGAAAGCTATTACGAGCGCACAGCACAGACGCTAGGACGCACACAGGGTGCAGGGCGAGAAGCTCAATATCGCCAATCTAATGTGTTCCAAAGCCAGCCACAACGCGCTGGGCTTTTATCTTTTATGGGTGGTGGTAATAATCAAGGCGGCGGCAACAATATCATACCGCGCATGTTTGGATACCGTGACACTACCGATATGTTTGACCGTGGCGGCAGGTATGCCTCTGGTGGCATGTATCAAGATGGTGGTGGGTACAGTATGCTTGCAAACATTGGGGCTGCGTTGACAGGTCAAGACATGGGCGAACGCCAGCTATATGTAGATCAATACATAGATCAGGAAAAAGGCGCTGGGTTTGCAGAGAAAATGAAGACTGCTTATCCAGAGTATTATCAGCAGCTAGTAGTCAATGCGATGAGAAATATGTAATGCCAAAAAAGAAAGTCCCTGCATCGGTAAAATACGCCAACGGCACAACTTACAAGGATAGTAAGGGTAAGACCCATAAGCGTACATCGGCAAAAGGAACAAAGCGTGGCGATGCATATTGCGCAAGAAGTTCTGGGCAAAAGCAAACCGCAAAAGTCAAAGTGCGGCGCAAGGCGTGGGGCTGTAAAGGAAAGAAATCGGTGAGGGCATAATGGACACATTAGAACTACGCAGACGCTATGTGCAGCTAACAGATGATGCAGAAAACGCTTATGCGCTGCGAGAGGATGGCCCAGAGGGTTACAAGTATAGCGATGCTACAATTCAAAGAGCGATTGATGAAATAGAAAACGCACGTTTATCGGCGCGTCCAATCTACGGCGATACAATGGCTAGTTATGGCCCTCGCGCTGGGGTTGGCATGGGTCGTATGCGTTACATGAACAGCCCATCAGCAGCATATGAAAACGCGCAGGAAGACTTGATGGATGCAGATATGGCGTACAGCAGAGGCGACTACGGTCAGATGATGCAATCACTGGGCGGTGCTGCAATGCAAGGCGTGACAATGAACCCAGTACGCAGAGCAAGCGCACTGATGAGTTTGGTTGATTATCTGAGGAACCGTGGCAAATGAACCTCATTGATTTTCTAAGCATGGGCGGTCAAGAGCGCCGTAAGATGTTGGATAACTATGTTGATAGCTTGAACCTTGAACGGTTTGTGCCGCCTAACTTGCGTCCAGCTACAGAGTTCATAGCAGAAGCAAACCCAGTTGCTGCAATTGGCAGCGCAATGCAAGATGCCTCAGTTGTCTTTGATCCACAGCAAACAGCGGAAGCGCGTAAACGTGCGGCTGTAGATATGGGTTTAGAGATGGCAATGACGCTTGCGCCTGCTGCACTGGTGCGCATGGGTTACTTGGCTGCGCCTGCTGGTCTGGCAGAAACCTTTGGTATGTCTGTTGATAACGCGGCAGAGAATGCGCGTGGCCTGATTTCAGATGCTACTTATGCTGCACGTTCTGTGGCAGAGGGCGATCCGCGCGGGGTTTTAGAGGCGTTTCAACGTGGCGGTACGCCTCAGTCTGTTGGTGCGGCTGGTATTGGCGACAATGGTGGGCCACCCTTAGATGTAGTGCCTGCCCGTGCAGAACTGTTTAGTCCATCTCTACGCGCAGCAGAGAACCTAAAGCAGAACAAAGGCACATACGAGCAAATGCGCGGCATGTTGCTAAAGGGCGGTGGCAAGGAAGCGGAGCTTGAATGGTCTGGCATGGATCGCACCTTTGCAGGTCAAAAGGTTACTAAAGAAGATTTAATTAGCTATTTGCGTAAGTATGATCCCCGATTAGATCAGGAGACAGTAAGCGCGACTGTAAATCCTGATGCGCCACAAATTCCAGCGGGTGCTGTAGCACGGTCAGATTTTGATTTTGACGAATGGTTTGAAAACAACGTAATGGCTGATCAACCATTAATTAGTGAAGAAACTAATTATCTCGTAGATAATCTATCGGCAGACTTAACTTATACTAGGGATGATGTTGCCTACGGCCCAGACTTAGATGAAGAACAAGCGCAAGCACTAGCGGATGCGACTGGCGAAGATGTTGATGATCTGATGAACGCAGAGTACATTATAGAAACTGGCGAGGATAGCGTACTTCTGACAGACGATCCATATGATGCTGTAATGGCGGTATATGGAGAGGACACGATAGAAGAAATGGTGCGTGACGGATTGTACGAAAACTATGAATACAGATATAATTACGAAACGTCAGACTTTGAGGATCAAACGGGCTTGCAGTTCTATGACGATCCAGAAGACTTTGGAACGCAGGGCGTTATGGAAGAAGGGGACACAAGATACTCAGCCTATATGCCAGCAGGGTTCCGTAGCTACGATGAAAACTTTTATACCTATTCTGACCCGACTATGCAGTACCACGACGACTACATAGCAGGCGCAAGTCACTTTGGTCAGAATGATGCTCAGACGCAGTACCATACCCGCGTTGGAGATTATCAGACCACGAACACGGTTGGTGGTAGGCCGTTCAATGCGCGATATGTAGCAGAGATACAATCAGATGCACAGCAAGCAGCAAGGTCACGCGACAAGACGCCAATGACTTATGAGCAAGGGGTGGATTTGACGCGCCAACGTCAAGAGATACTGCCATTTAAAAATAAAGAACAAATAGCAAATGAAGAACTAAACGAAGCTAATCGTGATTTTAATCGTTCTATGTCAGAAATAGCACTGCAAGATATAGAGGGAGATGGTTCTTATTTTGAAATGGCGGCAAAGGTCAAAAAATTGAATAGGGCAATAGGAAGCCACAGACGAAGTGCGCTTTTAAAAGGCCCAAATGGCACAGAGCCGTTTCCTTTGTTTGGTAGTAATGACATGCCGCCAATGGATGATCTGGTTATTGATTGGGAAAATGCTACAGATGCAGAGCTTTCACAGATATATCAGGATTATAATTTGTCTGAAGTTCGGGCTTTTGACGAAGACCGAATGGAAGTGATAAAAGATGAAAAACTGTTTGCAGATTTAAAATTACCAGATGATGTGAGGGCCAAATCTGTAGATGCTTTGAGTAAGGTAGAAGCAGCAAAAGTTCGTAAAAAAGAAGCCCAACAAGCAATTTACGACAAAGAGATGGAATTAGAAAGTCAATGGATGAAAAAGCATAACAGCTTACCACATCAATTGAACAGAAGTGGCCCGATGATGGCATCACAAAATCGCTGGGTAGATGACGCAATAAGGCGTAGTATTGTTGATGCAGTAAATGATGATACCGTAGATTTTCTAGCTTTCCCTAAAGATGAACAAGCAATTGGTAAGGTTGGCGGCACAGATTATCCGAAAGATGGTACAATAGACTTCTACAATCGCGATGTTCAAAACAGATTGCGTAACATTGTTCGTAAGGTAGACAAGGACGCGCGTATACAAGAGATCGGCTTGGAAAGTCCAATGCGCAGACAGATGGAGTTCCCTGCGTATGGCTTGCGCATAACGCCAGAGTTTCGTCGCCGTGTTAAAGAGCAGGGTCTACCCACATTTGCTGCATTTGGGGCTGCAAACTTAATGGGTGTATTTGATTACCTCAAAGAGCAAAAAGAAAAACGCAATGAGCGCTTTGGCGGTCTGATGGGTTACGGAGGCTTATAATGGCTATAACAACATACTCAGAGCTAAAAACATCTATAGCTAACTGGTTAAACAGGGATGATCTAACAGCGGTTATTCCAGACTTCATCAGCTTGGCAGAGGCCGATATGGAGCGTAAAATTCGCCATTGGCGTATGGAAAAACGAGCAACGGCAATATTCGATGCGCGATATACGGCACTACCTGATGGTTTTTTGGAATTAGTCAGGCTTCATTTAGATGTAGATGAGCGTCCGATAGAATTGCTTACGCCTCTTGCTCTACAGCAACGCAGAGAGGGTAACAATGATGCAGGTGGAAAGCCTCAGTTCTTTGCAATCATTGCTGGTGCAATAGAAACATGGCCAACACCAGATGCGGATTACACGGGTGAACTTTACTACTATGGACAAATCACACCGCTAAGTGACAGCGATACATCCAATTGGGTGCTGCAATACTTCCCAGACGCATATCTGTATGGCGCACTTATTCATTCTGCACCGTATTTGGTGGACGATCAACGCACTGGAACATGGGCAGCATTGTATCAGAGCGCAATTGATGGTATAAACGCAAATAATGAAAAGGCCAAATTTGGTGGTTCAGGACTGCGTTTGCAGATCAATACTTACTAGGAGACTAAAATGGCAACTTTAAATGATCGCGTCTTTGACAACGGCCTTACGGTTCTTGACACAGAAGCAAATCGTATTGATGTAACCTCACAAGAGGCTACAACATACACGGAAGCAACATCAACATACACGTTGGGCAACTCTACATCGCTATCAATCGGCGCACCCGCTGATCGTTCTGGTGGTGGTCGTGAGGTTACTGCATCGGCCATTTCTGATGGTTCTATCAGTGGCAGCGGTACAGTTACACACTATGCAATCGTTGACACGACAAACTCCCGCCTGTTGGCAACAGGTTCTTTGTCAGCATCGCAGTCAGTAACAAGCGGAAATACATTCAGCTTGGCATCATTTACAATCGGTATTCCTGATCCATCATAAGGTTTTTCAAATGGCACATCATAAACTTAGTGCCGTTTCTGATGAACACGGCAAAAAGATTGTAAAGAATGGCTTTTCTGTAGACTTGCAGAAAAAGGAGCCACCGAAAAAGGAAAAGTAAAAGATGGTCACTCTTGCGGATCGTGTCAAAGTCGCTACTAGCACAACTGGCACAGGAACAATTACCCTTGGTTCAGCGGAGAGTGGCTATCAATCCTTTGCTGATGGTGGCGTATCTAACGGCGATGTAGTTCGTTATGTCATTGAAGATGGCACGGCTTGGGAGATAGGCACTGGTACTTATACTTCAAGCGGCACAACTTTATCACGCACACTATCATCTAGTTCTACAGGATCGCTTTTAAGTCTTAGCGGTTCTGCGGTTGTATTCATTAGCCCCAGCGC